ACAAATCTATGACAAAGTTAGAACTAGAAGCCATGATGCGTGAGCATGGTGTAGAGTTAGATAGACGTAAATCAAAAGGTGAGTTGTTAAAAGAAGTAGACGCTTATTTTGCTGACGAGGATTAATTATGGCGACATCGGGTACTACAGCATTCAACATGGACTTCACGGAGATCGCTGAAGAAGCGTGGGAACGTGCAGGTCGTGAAATGCGTTCTGGGTATGACCTAAGAACTGCCCGTAGATCCATGAACTTGTTGACTATAGAATGGCAAAACAGAGGCTTAAATCTTTGGACAATAGATAGCGCAATACAAGCTGTGACCGCAGGCACAGCACAATACACACTTGCTGCAGACACTATAGATCTATTAGATCAAGTCATACGAACAGGTGACAGTGGTTCTGGGGGTCAGTATGGTGACGGAGGATCTACACAATCTGATCTCACCATAAGTCGTATTGGTGTGACTACCTTCGCGTCTATCCCTAACAAGTTAATACGCGGTAGACCTATTCAAGTATGGGTTGAAAGACTGCGTGATGCACCACGAATAAACCTATGGCCCGTACCTGACAAGTCCTACAGTTTTGTATACTGGCGGCTACGACGTATAGAAGATGCAGGAAATGGCATAGAAACAGCGGACATGAACTTCAGATTCCTACCTTGTCTAGTTGCAGGGTTAGCGTATAATATAGCTATGAAAACACCTGAACTATCGGGCAGAGTACAGATGTTGAAGGCTGACTACGACGAACAGTATAATCTCGCTGCTGGTGAAGACAGAGAGAAAGTATCTGAACGTTTTGTACCACGAGTAGGGAGGATCTAGTGGCATTTGCATCCAGCAAAAAAGCAATAGCTGAATGTGACATTTGCGGGTTTCGTTTTAAACTACGTGAGTTAAAAAACATAATTACTAGGGGTAGAGATACAAACATCAAAGCATGCCCAGAGTGTTTCAGTCCTGACCATCCACAAAACAAACAAGGGTTATATCCTGTGCGTGATCCCCAGGCGATACGTGATCCACGTCCTGACTTCGCAGGATACGAACAAAGCAGAAATTATGCGTGGGGTTGGAACCCTGTAGGTGATGGACAGAACAACTATGGACTAAGTAAGAGTAGTAGTTTAAAAATGATTAGTGGTGTAGGATCAGTAACGGTGACAACATGAATTATACAGAACTGAAAACAAATATAGCGGACATATGTGAGACGACGTTTACAGACGCACAAGTAAATATGTTCATACAACAAGCGGAACAGAAGATATACAACACTGTTCAGATACCTGCGTTACGCAAGAATGTGTCTGCCACAACCACATCCAGCAATAGATATTTAGCCTTACCTGGAGACTTTTTATACGCATACAGTATGGCTATATACACTACGGCAGGTAACGTATATTCTTTTCTATTATATAAAGACGTTAACTTTATGCGTGAGGCATACCCAAACCCCACTACAACAGGCACACCAAAGCATTATTCACAGTGGTCAGATGGGTTTTTCATATTAGGACCCACACCCGATGCTGCATATAATGTAGAACTTTACTATGGTCACTATCCAACATCTATTGTTACAGCTACTAACACTTTTTTGGGTGATGACTTTGATTCAGCCTTGTTAAATGGAGCGTTGATAGAAGCTGTACGGTTTCAAAAACAAGAGCCAGATGTTATACAAAATTACGAGAAACTATACTTACAATCAATTACATTGCTTAAAAACGCATATGAGGGTAGAAATGTTACAGATAACTACAGATCTGGAACGTATAAGGTAGAGGTTAGTTAATGTTAACAAACGCAATAAAAATGGGAGAAAACTTTAGTGTGGATGTTATAACCACGGACAATAGAGGTTTGACTCCTGAAGAAGTGACCGCGTTATGTTTAGATAAGATAATAGCTGTAAGTGATACAGCACCACCTGCTATAAAAGATCAAGCACAAGCATTTCGTGGTCATTTAGAGCGTGTTATATTAGAGTATATGAAACAAGCTATAAAACATGATAGAGTAACAATATATAATGCAATAAAAGACGCAGGGTACGATAAACTCGCAGAACACATAAGGAGAATATAATGGCTTTTTCAGGCAACGCATTATGTAATTCATTCAAGCAAGAGTTACTAGAAGGTGTACATAACTTTAAAGCTACTGGAGGAAATACTTTTAAGCTTGCTATGTATACAAACTCTCAGGCGGGTAACGACAGTTTAGGAGGAACTAGCAGCACTATGGATGCTACAGTCACAGCCTACAGTAGTTCGGCTTCTAATGAAGTGTCTTCCAGTGGTTATACAGCAGGAGGTGGCGAATTAACTAATGTTGATCCTTCATTAAAATCTACCTCGACAGCCACAACGCAGTTTAGCCCTTTAACATTCTCTGGGGTTACTTTGACTGCAAGAGGAGCGTTGATATATAATGATACAAATAGTGATAAAGCAGTATGTGTCTTGGATTTTGGAACAGATAAATCTGCATCAAGTGGGGCGTTTACAATAAACTTTCCAACTAACGACGCGAGTAACGCACTGATAAGGATAGCATAATGGCATTTAAACTTGCAGATAGAGTAAAAGAATCAACTACAACAACAGGCACAGGGAATATAGCTCTTGGTGGAGCTGTGACCAACTTTGAAACTTTTTCCGCGAATTTATCAAATTCAGATACCACCTACTACGCTATTGTAGATAACACCAATAATGCTTTTGAAGTAGGGTTAGGCACATACAATTCTTCAGGTAACACGTTATCACGATCTGTCATAGCAAGTTCAAATAGCAATAGTGCTGTCAATCTTGGTGTGGGGACTAAAGAAGTCTTTATAACAGCTATCGCGGACAAGATTGTCATGGAAGATGGTAGCAACAATGTATCCATTGGAGGCACAGTAACAGCTACAGCTTTTAGTGGTAGCGGTGCA